ATACCGGGAAAGCGTTCAGCAGACGCATAATGGGCAAGTGGAGATCATCGTCAAACGTGAGCGCAAAACCTCAACAAATTGAATTAATCCTTCCTGAGCTGCACCCAGCGCAGCAACTCATCGTCGATCAGGCGGCGCGCTTCAACGTGCTTGCCTGCGGTCGGCGATTTGGAAAGACAATGCTGGGCGTGGATCTGCTGGTAGACAGGGCCATTGATGGCTGTCTCGTTGGTTGGTTCTCGCCCACCTATCGAATGCTGAACGAGGTCTGGAAAGCCATTCACGAAACGACCCGTCCTCTCCATTCCCGCGTATCTCTTCAGGAACATCGAATCGAACTGATCACCGGCGGTGTGATTGATTGCTGGTCGCTTGATGCTTATGACTCTGTGCGTGGCCGGAAATACCATCGGGTAATCATCGATGAGGCGGCAATGGTGCCGGATCTTGGCGACGCTTGGCAGGCCGCTATCAGGCCGACGCTCACTGACTACACGGGCGACGCTTTCTTCTTGTCGACTCCCAAGGGCATCAACTTCTTTCACGAGTGTTACAGTCGCGGCGTCGACCAGACGCAAAGCGAGTGGAAAGCGTGGCACGCACCCACAACGGCCAATCCGTATATTGACCCCGCTGAGGTCGAGTCAGCACGGCAGGAGCTGCCCGAATCCATCTATAAGCAGGAATACCTGGCGGAGTTTCTTCAGAACGATGGCGCGGTGTTTCGCAACATTGACGCTTGCCTGTCACCAGATACCGGCGATCACAAGGGGCATCGCCTCTTCGCCGGGGTGGACTGGGGCCAGCAAAACGACTTCACGGCGATATCGATCATCTGCGCGACGTGCAAGCACGAGGTCGAGCTTGACCGGTTCAACAAGATCGAGTGGGCGTTCCAGAGAGCGCGATTGAAAGCCATCATAGATCGTTGGCGAGTCCAAGCGGTCATTGCTGAGACGAACAGCATCGGCCAGCCAAACCTCGAAGCATTGGTGCGGGAAGGTCTGCCAGTCAGGGGCTTTGAAACGACGGCATCGAGCAAGCCACCGCTGATTCAATCGCTTGCCCTCGCGCTTGAGCGGGTCGAATGCCAGTGGCTGCCCGATCCGGTGGGACGTGTCGAACTGCTGTCATATGAGGCCAAGCGCAACCAGACGACAGGCCGCGTCAGCTATTCCGCCCCATCAGGTGGCCACGATGACACCGTTATGGCTCGCGCTCTGGCGTGGGAATGTGTGCAAAGGGGAGCGGTGGGTAACGCTTACTGAAAAAGTTTTTAATGGAAATGGTTTAACCGTTTACTTGTATGGGCATACTAGACAAATGGTTTAACCGTTTACTTGTATGGGCATACTAGACAGATTCAAAGCAGCATCCACCGCCTTCCGATTCCCGTCAAACCTGACGCATCGGGCAGGCTCGTTTCTGAGTCTGGCTCCCAGAACCTTCCCATACGAGAACACAGACCCGCTTGGCGACTCCGCAGTGGTCAACGTGCTGGCGTGGATTCAGCGCAACTTCACTCAGGCCGAGCTTGGGGTTTATCAAAAGAATCGTGAGGGTGAAAAGACCGAGCTGGTTGACCACCCGCTGACCCGGCTGATGTATCGCCCGAATGCGGGTTACGGCGCGGCGCAGCTCTGGGCCGCCACGCTGCTCTCGTATCACTTGGACGGCAACGCATACTGGATCAAGGCGCGTAATGCCCGAGGGTTCGGTGTACCCACCGAAGTCTGGTACGAACCCCACTGGGGCATCAAGCCGCACTGGCCGGAGGATGGCAGCGCGTTCATCGACTATTACGAACGGCGCATCAATGGCACGATTGAGCGAATCCCGGTCGAGAATGTAATTCACTTCAGAAATGGGTTGAACCCCGCGAATCCACGCTATGGACTCGCCCCGCTCAAGGCGGCGTTGCTGCAAGTATTTACGGACACTGAAGTAAGTCTCTGGGTGGCTGCGCTGTGCCGCAATATGGCTATCCCCGGCGTAATCGTTTCGCCGCAAGAATCGATCGGGATGACGGTCGAGAAGGCGGAGCAGATCAAGCAGGTTTGGAAAAGGAAGTTTGGCGGGGATAATCGCGGTGAGCCGCTCATTCTCGACTTTCAAGCCAACGTCACGACGCTGGGCTATGACCCGAAGACAATGGACTTTGGCTCGATCACCAATCTCGCCGAGTCGCGGATTGCCGGGGCTATGGGTGTGCCTGCAATCGTTGCGGGGCTGAGTGCGGGTCTGGACTCCTCAACCTACAACAACCTGGCCAACCTGAAGAAGAGCGCATTCGAAGAGTGCTTGATCCCGAGCTGGGAGCAGTTCCAAGTCACGCTTTCCGGCCAGCTGCTGCCCGACTTCCAGCGTGACGCCGAGGCCCAGCGCATCAAGGTCTACTTCGATACGTCGGAGATTCGCGCACTTCAGGAGAATCAGACTGAGAAGGAAACCCGCGCAATCGCTGCGTGGCAGGCCGGAGTCGCGACGCTCAACGAAACCCGCGCTCAATTTGGGTATGATCCAGATCCGGCGGGTGATTACTACCTCCAGCCGAACAGCGCGACGCCAACGCTCCCCGCAAAGGCGATGGACAATATCGAGAACCCACCGGCACCGGTGGCACCAGTTCAGCCGCAGCAAGGTGACTCGCTACCACCTGGGCCGGCTGAGGGAGAGCAGGCGAAAAGTTCCTCCGGGTCTGCTCTCCCCCGTTTCAAATCCGTCGAATGGGATGGAATGATACTCCGACGCCAGCCGACCGAGCTTGAAGCGCGGATGATCAAGCAGATTGACGCAGAGTATCAGGCAGGCAAGGTTTCGATGGAAGGGCGATTGACCGCTCTGCGCTCCAAGTATGTCTCGCAGATCGTCGATGAGCTGTCCGATCTGTCTGAAGACGAGTATTACGCTGCGACTGTCTCCCCCACCGAGGCCGACCGTGTTGCCCTTGTGGCGGCGTTGTCGGCCATCTTCCTGCGGGGTGCGCGGCTGATCGTGGAGGAGCTGCGCAACCAGGGAGGCGGCGAAGGTGACCCGACCGCGACCGTGGATCAGCGCAGCATCTCCACGATTGCCGGTGCGCTTGTGAGCCAGATTGCAAACGACGTGCAAGCGCGTGGTACAGGAGCGGCCATTCGTGCCGTTCTGCTGGGTCAGGACGTGCGACAGACCGTGACCACGGCTCTGGATGAGGGGTCGACCGCCTACGTCACCAGAGCGGCAGCGGGGGCCACCAACTGGGCCTTGGGTCAGGGCCGGGACGCTGAGATTGAAGAGCGATCGGACGAGATCGAATATCTGGTTTATTCGGCTGTGCTGGATGCCAGCACGTGCAATCCCTGCGGCGAGGCTGATGGGATGGGTGGCCAGCTTGGAGAAATCCCCGACGTGCCGAATCCAGACTGTGACGGCGGGGCAAATTGCCGATGCCTGCATATCCCGGTAGTCGCGCAGGACTTTAAATCGCTTGGCCTCAAGGGCAAATACCGTGGCGTCGAGATTGATATGACGCCAACTGATGGAATGAAAAGCGAGGCGCGGAAGGGGCTCGACTGGCGCAAAGAACACGGGCGGGGCGGCACGATGGTTGGTGTGGCCCGAGCGCGTGACATTGTGAACGGGCGGGAATTGTCGCCCAGCACGGTCAAGCGGATGTTCAGCTTCTTCTCGCGCCACGAGGTGGACAAGCAGGGTGAGGGCTTCTCGCCGGGTGAAGACGGTTACCCGTCGAACGGGCGGATTGCGTGGGCGTTGTGGGGCGGTGACGCTGGCTTTGCTTGGAGCCGGAAACTAGTCAAACGGTTTGAGGCTATCGACGAGGAAAAATGAGCAGATTTAACGAGATCCAACGAAAGACTCTGACGTTTGAGGTGAAGCAGGCTGAAATGGCCGACGGTGGCCAGTATGCCGGGGAGTTTACCGGCTACGCTGCCGGAATCCTGAACATTGATAACGTCGGCGATATGATTTTGCCTGGCGCATTCGCTGCGGATATCCCGCGATTTCTGTCCGAGGGTGTGGTGTGCTGGCAACACGATTGGATGACTCCAATTGGCGTACCGCTCGACGCGAAAGAAGACGGTTATGGACTGCTCACTCGCTCGCGGATCTCGCGCACCAGCAAGGGGCTCGACGCGATGACCTTGATCCGCGATGGCGTCGTCAAGCGGCTGTCTATCGGATATCAGGTGCAAGATTATGAGGCCGTGGATCGCGCTGGCTTGGCCCGAACGGTGGCCGCTTATGGCCTACCGGTGGAAAAGCAGATGTCGATCTTGGCCACGTTCGATGAGATGGACAGAGACGTCGTCTATCTCTTGAAGAAGCTCAAACTGTACGAATACTCCCCGGTCACCGTACCGGCAAACGATAAGGCAATCATCATGGACGCAAAACAGCTTACTGGTTTGACTCTCCTTGAT